CAGGCCTGTTGCCTGGTCGGTCCATGTCGGCTAACGCTGATTCCTCTATGCAGCAATGCATAGACCACATGTATGAGGACACGTTCCCAAGTTGAGGACATGAAGATTCTGGATATTAAGCATATTATAGGCGGCGATATCGCCGGTACTGTATTTGCTAATACTCAGTTCTCAGGAGAAGGTTACGTCATAGCTCATCAAGCGTACCCCGAATTCGTTACAGAATTCGAGGTGGCTGATGACCTACGGGACTCCTTCGGTACCTGGTCAAGCTTCCAACACTATAAAAGAAGTGCGAAGCGTGACACATGCCTGTTGACTGCGAAGAAGGACCAATCGGACTTCCTATATGATTGGACTGACCAGGAAACTGGTCAGCACCGTCACATCGGTTCGTTCCTTAGGTACTATCCCGCAGCAGCTTGGTCTAACGTGCCATTCGGTCCCTCCGATTACCCGATAGCGGGCCTCGGAGCGATGTATGAGATCCAGGCGAATCCTACGCATTTAAGCGTAGTTCCGCCCCCGGAACTTGACGAATGGGTTGGCAGAGGCGTTCAACGCTGTCTGTCCCTAGTTCGTCCCGAAATGTCTCTCGCCAACTCGTTATACGAGTTAAAGGACGTGAAGACACTTCGTGATACCGCAGCTAGAGTTAGTCTCTCAGCCCGAGACCTCCGTGCGTTCATGCGCCAACTCGATAAGAGTCGTGCAGCGAACGCCAAAACGGCGGCGAAGGATGGGAAGACGCTCCAGAAGATCTCACGGGCAACCGTGAGTGATCTGCGTCGGATGAGCGGTGACTTGTATCTTCAATACAAGTTTAACGTGGCACCGTTTGTATCAGACACGGAAGGATTCTTTAATTCCTTCCGCACACTCCGCAAGACTGTTAATGACATCTTGTCGGAGGCTAATACCCGTCGTCGGCGTCATGCTAATTTTAGCATACCCGGCGACAGTGACACTCAAACTACCGAATCACAGCTGCTGACGAATGTCAGCGGTGTGACAGGGACGCTTGAGCGTACTTGGAGTAATCCAGGGTCAAGGTTCCATGTGGAGGTCGAGTATACGTATTCGTTTACTGACTTCCAAAAGCGGCATGCCGCGGCTCTTACCCTGCTCGACAAGTTGGGGGTTAACTTTAACCTTCCGTATGTCGCATGGCAAGCTAAGAGCTGGTCATTCGCAGTCGATTGGGTACTTGGCATAGGCCAGTACCTTAAGCGATTGCCTTTGGCCCTCATGGATCCGATACTACTCATACATCAGTGCCTATGGTCCCATAAGTTACAGCGGCATATCCAATGCCGTGTAAATGTGGATACCGTGGGCACGTTTCCTGTTTCGAGTATTGTTGAGGAATCATACATTAGATCCCTCTTCGTACCCGATTCAAACTGGATTACATCCAGTGGGCTCGACTCTAACGAGTGGAGTCTCATCGCAGCGCTGGTCTCTACCAGACGCTGACTAACCGTTGGCAAGCCCGGCAGAAATGCCGGTAGCCCGAGAGGGCTAACGTGTCAACATAACCAACGGCCCCGAGAGGGGCCATCAGTCCGTATGTTAACTAACCTACTGAACACAAACGAAATCAAGAACGCCGCGGGTACGGAACAAGAGTTCCAGTCCCAAGGCACTGACGGCCGGTCGCACAGCTACTCCCTTATCGGGGAGTCGCCTGCTCTGCCCCATCGACTCCGGATTAGTCATCTGGAGTCCGGCGCAGGCCTGAAGCTAACTCGTCGATCCATGGTCCGTTTTGACAAAACGGTACAATCCACGGTTGACGCAGCTACGCCCG